TTAATGCCTTTAATGCCAACCTGGTTGCGAATGAATCGTTCCTAGACTCTGCCACACTACGTGAAAACGTGGTTTCTTTGGCACGGAACATTGGATATGTGCCTAGATCGAAGACTGCTGCCAAGGCATCCATTACTTTTAGTGTAGAAATTGATGATGCGGCAGGTGCTATACCATTTGTAACACTAAAACCTGGTTTAATAGCAGTTGGTAACGCAAATGACACGACATATCGCTTCTCTATACCAGAATCTATCTCTGCAATCGTTGAAAACGTCATAAATCCTGATAATAGCGTCAGTAGAGTTGCTACTTTTGGTACTCAGACCAATCCTATCAGTGTTTTTCAAGGATCTTTGGTCGAAAGTAAGTTTTTGGCGATGACAAATCAAGATCAACGCTTTATTTTGGACAATTCAAGCATTGATAGCTCCACAATCGTTGTTTTTGTTGGTCAACAGAATACAAGTGGGTTAGGACGACAATTTAAAAAGATCGATAACATACTAAATTTGAACCAAAATTCTGAAATTTTCTTAGTTCAAGAGATTCAGGACGAAAAGTTTGAAATTATCTTTGGTGATAGTTACTTTGGTAAAGCATTAGAGAACAATGATAGCATTACCGCAAGATATATTGTAACAGATGGTGCGGATGGTAATGGTGCTAGAACATTTGATTTTCAGGGAACAATCACTGATCAGAATGGAGCAGTTAAAATACCAAAGAAAACTGTAAATATTACTACCGTTCAGGGTGCTGTAAATGGGTCTGAGATAGAGAATATTAACTCTATTAAGTATTTGGCTCCTAGAACATATTCGGCACAATACAGGGCGGTTACACCAAGGGATTATGAGGCAATAATATCACAAATCTACCCACAAACAGAGTCTGTAGCAGTAGTTGGTGGTGAAGAAATGGATCCACCTCAATTCGGTACTGTTCGGATCAGCATTAAACCTAGAAATGGTACTTATGTGTCTGATTTTGATAAGCAGATGATCAAAAGCAAGTTAAAGAGTTACGCTATTGCTGGTATTAACTCTAAAATTGTTGATCTAAAAGTGTTATATGTGGAGATTGACTCGACAATATACTATAACACAGCACAGATTGATACTCCAGACGCATTAAAGAGTAAAATTACTAGTGCTTTAACCACTTATGCCAATACAGTTGATATTAATAAGTTTGGTGGAAGGTTTAAGTACAGTAAGACCTCTCAGTTAATTGATAGGGTTCATAATGGTATTACTTCAAATATTACTAAAGTAAAGATTAGAAGGGATTTAAAGGCACTTATAGACCAATCTGCTCAGTATGAGTTATGTTTTGGTAATAGGTTCCATATTAATCAACAAGGAGCTAATATCAAGAGTACTGGATTTATGATTAATGGTTATGATAAAGTTGTTTATCTAACTGATGTACCCAATAAGGATGAGAATGGAAACCTAGATGGTTCAATGAAAGGTAACTTGGGTCTAGTTTCTAGAGACGCAAACAGTAATTTTAATATTGTAGGTAAATCTGTAGGAACAGTTGACTATAAGAAAGGTGAAATTCTCTTAAATACCATTCATATCACATCAACGGTTGCTACTAATAACATTATTGAGATTCAGGCATTCCCCGATTCAAATGATATCATTGGATTAAAGGATCTATATCTTAGTTTTGATGTTTCTAAGAGTAAGATAAATATGGTTAAGGATGTAATTGCTTCAGGCGAAGATGTATCAGGAATTGTATTTTCACGAGATTATTATACTTCAAGTTATTCAAACGGGGAACTAGAGAGAAAATAAATGAGTATAGAATTCGATAAGAAGGTACAATTAAATACCATTATAGAGAATCAGCTTCCACAATTTTTGGTTGCTGATTTTCCTAATGCTACTGAGTTTTTTAAACAGTACTACCTCTCACAAGAGTTTCAGGGTGCTAATATTGATTTAGTTGATAATCTTGACAATTACCTTAAGGTAGATAATTTAGTTCCAGAAGTTGTTATTGGCAAGACTGATTTATCATCTGATGCGATAGCAACAGATACTTCTATTGTAGTTACATCTACAAAAGGATTCCCTAACGAATATGGTCTTCTAAAGATTGATGATGAAATCATTACATATACATCTAAAACTGATACACAGTTTGATGGTTGTATTCGTGGATTTAGTGGTATATCAAATCTTGATGGTGGCACATCATTAGATGTTATCAATAAGCAAGATTTAGTTTTTGAACAGACACAATCTGCTGCTCATACTGCAGGTGCTGCTGTTACTAACCTTAGTGTACTGTTTTTACAGGAATTCTATCAGAAATTAAAAAAGACCTTCTTACCTGGTTTAGAAGATAATGATTTTGTAGATGGTCTTGATGTTGGAAACTTTATTAAGAATGCTAGATCCTTCTACCAATCAAAAGGTATAGCAGAATCTATCCGAATCTTATTTAAAGTATTATACGGTGAATATGCTGACGTATTAGATTTAGAAGAAAGATTACTTAAACCATCTACTGCTGAGTATATTCGTAGAGAAGTTGTCATTGCGGAAGCAATTAGTGGTGATCCTGCTAATTTAGTGGGTCAAACTATTACCAAATCAACAGATTCTCAAACTTCTGCTTCTGTTTCTGAAGTTGAGATATTTGAAAGAAATCTTGGTATTGGTGCTAATGTTAGAAAAACATATTATAAAATTTCATTATTTGTAGGTTTCAGTGATAGAGACTTAATTGAAGGAATTTTCACTATTCCAGGTAAAACTAAGGTATTGGAACCTGTTGCTGTTGGATCTAATGTTATTTCTGTTGATTCTACAATAGGATTTCCTAGTAGTGGAACTGTAATATCTGGAGATAATACTATTACATATACCTCTAAGACTGTAAATCAGTTCTTTGGTTGTAGTGGAGTAGTATTTGCTATTAACGATGCTGATGATTTGAGAGCAGATGAAGTAGTATTTGGATATGAGAATGCTGATATCTCTAAGAAAGTTGAATTAAGAATTACTGGTGTTCTATCTGACTTTGTTATTTCTGGTGATGTAAATCTAATCAAAGAAGGTGAGAAGATTTATAGTAAGAATATGGGTGAAAGTGTACAATCATATGACGTATCCAACGTCGATGATAGTAATAGAACCTATAAGCAAATTTTTGCTAATTCTTGGAAGTATAATACAAGTAGTCGTTATCAGGTAGACTCTTGGCCTGTTAATGGAAGTCCATCTTTACTCAGTCAAATTGACAAATCAAGTCTTGCTATTGGTGATAATATTGAAATATTTGATAGATTTGGATTAGATTCAGTTGGATCTGCTGTTATTAGTAATATTGATGAAAGTGATAATACTCTAACAGGATTGGATAACTTAGTATGGACTAGACCTGATGATCCTCATCCAGATAGAAATTATGATATACGTAGAGTTATAAGAAAGGCAAAGTTAGAAACAACGGTTAATAGTGATGATCTTGTATCTTTCGGTAATAGTAATGAAAAATTTATTGCTGATGTATTAAATGTATATGTTGATGGAGATACTGATGGTTATGTAACATCTAACTCATTGCCAAGTTATGGTGTTGATGCTGAATATTTTAGAAAATCTTTTGAAACTGGTAATATTAATACTTTAGAAATACCCCAAACAACTGATCCAATAGATCCATCTATTGCTATTGATTATATACAAATTAAGTTTGATAGTCCCACAGTATTCAGTGATGGAGATGCTGTTGTTTATGAAGCATATGATAAAACAACTGGTGCTGTAGCAGATACTCTTGTTGGAATTACTACTTTAAATCCAGATGGTACAACAAGAGTATTTTATGTTGATGTATCTGCTGATAAACAATCTATAAGATTACATGATTCTATAGGTGCTATCGGTATATCTACGATTATACTCAATAAAGCACCTTCATTTGTAAATACTGGTGTTATTCATAGATTTACTTCTGCTAGTGTTTATAATAGAACTCTAACTAATAATCCAATATTAAGGAAGTTTCCATTATCACAAGATCTTAATATAGCAGAAAAGGGAGAAAAAACAGAAAATAATGTTGGTGTTTTGATAGATGGTGTTGAAATTAAAGCAGCAACATCGTTAGACTTTGTTAAATATGGTCAAATTAGTAGTGTTGACATTTTTAATACTGGAGAGGGTTATGATGTAGTAAATCCACCTAGAATTAAAATTGAAGATCCTACAGTAAGTACAGCGACTACTGCATTAGTAGAACCTGTAATTACTGGATCAGTTCAGGAAGTTATTGTTGAAACTCAGAATTTTGATATTGATCAATGTCGTTCAGTATCATTAGTTGGTGGTAATGGTAAGGGATGTCTTCTAGAACCAGAAGTTGGTCCTAGATTCAGAGAAATGAAGTTTGACAGTCAAGATTCACTGTTTAATGGTGGTGTTGACCCAGTTAATGAAGTTATTAGGTTTATTGATACTCATGGTTTAAGGGATGGTGAGAGAATATACTATAACAGCAATGGAAATGACGCAATTGGAATCGGTGCTTTCCAAAGTGGTGCTACCACAGTCAGTGATTATTTGGTAAATGGTGCTCCATACTTCGTAAAAGTTCTTAATAATAAGAATGTAAGGTTGTTTACTAGTCCTGAAGACGCTCTAACAGGATCTACAGGTATTAATACAATTGGATTCTCTACTACAAGTAATGGAATTCATAAATTTAGAACAGAACCCAGAAATACACTAAGATCTGTCAAGGTTGTTAATCCAGGTAGCGGTTATTCATATAAAAAGGTTATAGTTACTCCCGTTGGTATATCTACTTCCTATGATTTGATTCAATTTGAGAATCATGGATTTAAAGAAGGTGATATTGTTAAGTATGACACGATGGAATATAATGGATTTAGTGATCCAATAACAGAATTAAACACTACAAGTGAATATCGTGTAGTTAAAATAGATGATAATGCATTCAGATTATCTGATGGTGCTGATGATTATAAGAGAGGTAAGTATGTTAATCTTACTAGTACAGGAACTGGATATAATGTATTCAAGTACCCAGATATTACAGTAACTGCCAGTGTAACTTATAAGTCAAATCAGGCAGTTGGAACAATCAACTTTACACCTATTGTAACTGGTAGTATTACTGGTATAGATCTTTATGAAAAAGGTAATAAGTATGGATCAGAGGTTATAAACCATAATAGAGATCCAGAAGGATATGTACAAAGTGGTAAAGAAGCAGAATTAAAAGCAATAATATCAGAGGGTAGAGTAATTGATGTTTATGTTCTTAATAAAGGAAAGGAATATTATTCATTACCAGAAATAAAACTTACTGGATCTGGAACTGGTGCTAAGTTTAAACCAGTAATTTCTGGTGGACAATTAACAGAGGTTGTAATAATAAATGAAGGAATTGGTTATTCTGAATCAGATACCTTTGTTGTTGCTGAATCTAGAGGTAAAAACGGTTTAGTTATGCCAAGAATTAGTAATTTTAATGTAGATATTGCTTCTCGTCGTAGTAATTTCCATTTAGAACCACATGGTGATGATAAATTGGTTCTAAGTGCTTATAGTTATGGTGGAAAAGTTGCAACTGCATTTGGTCTTGGTAGTGGTGGTCATTCCCCTATAATTGGTTGGGCATATGATGGTGTTCCAATTTATGGACCAAATGGATTTAGTGAACCAGATAAGTTTGGATCCACTATAAAGAGAATGGTATCTGGATATTCTAAGGATAGTATTAAGATTGCTGATGATATTGCTGCTGGTATTAGACCAGCATTATCAAAATTCCCTGAAGGATCATTAATACAGGATTGGAAGTATAGTAGTGATAAAGATCTTGATGATCATAATGGTAGATTCTGTAAGACACCTGAATTCCCTAAAGGCATCTATGCTTATTTTGCTACTATTGATGAAAATTTAGATCCAGTATATCCATACTTTGTAGGAAAAACCTATAGATTACCATATATTACAGGCAATAATGTCTTAAATCAGGAATTTGATTTTAATAGTACAACATTATCAAGAAATACCTTCCCATACAAAGTAGATGATAAATTTGCTGATAATGATTTCATTATAGAATCTAATGAAATTGTTAGGCAGATGTCTACTGTCGAATCTGTTACTAGAGGATCTGTATCAGAATTTGAAATTTTAGATGGTGGTGATGGATATAAAGTCGGTGACTTTACAGTATTTGATAATACTGAAACTAATGGAACTGGTGCTAGAGGTCAAGTAGATGAAATTGTTGGTATAGGTGTTTCAAGTATTGAAACTGACTTAACTAAATTTGAAAATGTGGTTTTTGAGTGGAGTAATGATAATAGAGTATTTGCTCATCTTTATCCACATGTTAGTTTAAATGATCAAGATACTGTTATAGTTTCTGGTTTAAGTACAACTAATGTTGCATTAACAAATTCATTTACTATTGGTATTAAAACAGATACCATGACTTTGGTAAAAGAAATACCACAAAATACTAATCCTAATGGAACTATTGAAGATATTTACGTTAACTTTATCTCTGATGTTGTTTCTATAGGATCTTCTATAAAAATTGACGATGAGTATCTAAAAGTATTAAATTTATATCCTATAGGATCTATAATAAGAGCAAAAAGATTTGGAACAGGGAATATTGTTTCTTATGGATCTACTATAGATGCTTTGGCAAGTAAGATTAGTATACCTGCTAAATCTGAAAGATTTGAATCTACTCTTAATAAAGTAGTTTATTTCAATGGTCCTAAGTCTGTTGGTATTGGAACAACTAGTGGATCTTTTATTGACTATTCAATAGGTGAGAATAATAATCAAGTACCTGTTCCAGTTCAGCAAATATATGTACCAAATCATCCATTTAAAACAGGAGATAAGGTATCTTTCCGTAAGGATATAACTTCATCACCTGTTGCGACTTCTTTATTAGTAAGTCCTAAGATTGATGGTAGTGATATTGTCAATATGCCTGATATAAGCAGTGGTAAGACTGATGTTTATATTATTAATAAAGGAACTGATTATATTGGATTAGCAACTAATGCTGGTGCTGCTCATACTTCAGGTGGATTATATTTCTATGGTAATGGATCTAATAGTTATGAATATTCATTTAATACAAATTATAATCAAGTAGATGGTGATATTAGTAGAATAACATCTACAGTAATAACAAAAGTTGCTGCTGCTAATACATCAACACATGGTTTAAAAAATGGCGATATTATTAACTTTAACATAGTTCCAAATCATGTTGTTGGGTATGGTAATACTTTTGAGGTAGATGTTCGTTATAATCACGAATATGAAAAACTACTCTTTAATCCATTAGATTTTGGTGTTGCTGGTGTATCAACTTCTGGTGATGCTATCAATCCAAATACATTTACTATATTAAATCATGGATTTAGTACTGGTGATAAGGTATTCTATGATAGTGATGAAGTTATATCTGGATTTACAACAGGATCATATTTTGTTCATAAATTAGATTCTAGTACATTCTATCTTACAGAGACATTAAAAGATTCTCAATCTGTTCCAGCAAAAGTAATTGGAATTTCTACTCAAGGTGGACTAACAGCAGAACATACTATAGCATCTATTAATCCTAAGATAGAAGTCGTTGAAAATTCTCAATTAACATTTGGTTTATCTACTTCAACATTATCTGGATTTGACTTTGATATTTACTATGATAAAGAATTTAAGAATAAATTTGTCAATTCTGGAGATTCAACTGATTTTAATGTTGTAAAGGGTGGAGAAATTGGTAATGAAGTAGTTGGAGCTGCTTTAACTATAAGAGTTTCCAAATCACTTCCAAGTAAGTTATTCTATTCTCTTGAAAAATCTGGGTATATAAGCACTGCTGATAAGGATGTTCTTAATTATTCTGAAATATCGTTTGTTGATAGTTTATATAATGGTGAATATGAGATATTTGATGTAACTAATGATGAATTTAAATTCTCACCAAGAAGAGAACCAGAATTACTTAAATATGATGATCATGATTGTGATAAGTTAGAGTATTCGACAAAATCATCAGATGTTACTGGACCTATTAAGGGACTTAAAACGATATCAGTAGGATTTGGGTATAAGAGAGTTCCTAAATTTAGTCATGTTTCTAGTGAAAATGGTAGAAACGCAAATATTGTTGCTATATCAACATCAATTGGTAATATTAATCAAATAAGAATTAATGATATTGGTTTTGAATATTCTGCTGATAAGACATTAAGACCAGAAGCATCTATCTCACCAATTGTTACTATTGATAATTTGGATCAGGTTTCTTCTGTTAATATTGTTAGTGGTGGTTTAAATTATTTAAGTGCTCCTAAATTATTACTCTTTAATCCAAATACAAATCAGGTAGTAGATAGTGATTCTTTTGTAGCAATAGTTCCTGAACAATCAATATCTAAAGTTGAAATTGCTGCTACTGTAAAAGGTTTAGAGTCAGTAAATCATAGATTAGTAGCAATTGATAATTCTAATGGAGTCGGTATCAATTCAATATCTGTTGATAGTGATACAACAGTTGTATGTAGACTTACAACCCCATTAAATGGGTTTAGAACACCTCCATTTGCTGTTGGGGATGAAATATTCGTTGAAGGTATTCAACGTGTTGGTGAGGCAGGTATAGGCGTTAGTAATACTGGTCAGACAGCAACTACTGTGGAGGGTGATGGATTTAATTCTTCTGATTACAATTACCAATTCTTTAAAGTTACTGAGTACCTATCATCAAATCCAGATGTATTGAAATTTGATTTAGTTGGTGTTACTACCAATCCAGGTGTTGCTAAAGTATTCCAATCTGGATATGCTAATATTGTCAACAGAAAGGTTTATCCTGAGTTGGAAGTAATTCAAGATAGAGCAGAATTTTCGGATAATGAATCTATATTAGTTCAAGAGTCTGGTAGTTATATCAAAAAAGATATAAGAATTGTAGAATATAGAGATGATTATATTAAAACTGATGGTTATGATAACTTAAAGGTTGGTGATAGGTTTATTGGTAATGTTAGCGGAACGGCTGCCAATGTAACTGGAATCACGAATAGTAAAGCTAAATTCAACGTTGATTTCTCAAGTAGAGTTGATTATGGTTGGAATGATAATATTGGTAAATTAAATGAAGATTTCCAAGTTTTACCTAACAATGATTACTATCAGAATCTATCATATTCTGTTAAGAGTTCTATTACATGGGATAAATTTGTAGATCCATTGAATAGAGTTATTCATCCAGCAGGTCTTAAGAATTTTGCTGATACAATAATTCAAGATACAGCAAGCTTTGTTGGTGTTGGTACAACTCAACCAGCAGTTGCAGATATTACAATAGATGTGATTGAGGAAAAGAGAGTTGATATAATCAATAATTTTGATTTAGCTATTGATTATGATTCTCTTGATGAGAAATCAAAATTTATAGAATTCCAAAACGTAAAGTTAACTGATTATACAAAATGTTTAACTAATAGGGTATTGATTCATGATGATATTAGTGATAGATTTTCTAGTGCTGGTATAGGAGAGAATTTTACAGAAATTGAGGAAATTAATGGAAATTATGTAAAATATCTCGTTCAGATAACTGATCCAGATAGTTTTGACGTTCAATTAAGTGATTTAGTTGTTTTGACCACAACTAATAATGCATTTTTACTTGAAAAAACATCTGATTATTCTGGACATTTGTTGGGAGATTTCTCTGCTGATAGTGATGATGCTGAGAGAAAAACTTTAATATTTACACCAACAGAAAAATTTGATGTTGATCATGATATTAAGGTATTAAAAACATCATTTAGTACTGATATTGCTGGTATTGGAACAGAAACCTTTGGATCAGTTAAATTAGTTGGTGATAATGTTAATGTTGGTAGTGCTACTACAACTGTTAGTTCGACAATATCTGGAACAGTTCAGAATGATGATTTAGTATTAACAGTCACTAATTATGATTTAAACAGTACTGATGCTGGATATGATAAGGTAATTCCAAATTTAATTGGATCATATTTAAGTTCTTGGGAAACAAAGAGTAGTTCTGCTGGTTTATATGAAGTAGGATTCGCAGTTACAGCAATTACTAGTTCAACAACTGCTGATTTGGTTCCTGTTCAGAAGACAACTACACTCGTACAGGATCCTGATACTGGAGTAATAACAATAAGGAATGATTTTATTAAGATACTTCCATCATCAACTATTACATATTCTACTGATTATACAGTAGCATCTAATATTGGTTTCTTAGATAATACCGACATTCAAAGTATTGTCTTGGGTATCACTACAACAACACTTTATAAAATTGATGAAAATGATTTCAATGGATTATCTGCTGATCTTGTTATCCAAGATGATTTCACTAGATCTCTTAACTATAATGAAGTTCTTTTAAACATAGATCATGTAACTGATGAATTACAATTAGTAGAATCTTATACTGATACTACAGTAAATGAAGATGGTCAACCAGTTAGTTATAGTGCTAATACAATTGGTATTCTTACTGCTACACATGATGGAAATTATGTAAATGTTAATATTATTAATGATAGAAATAGAACACTATCTGCTGGAGTAAATGTTGTTGGTTTAGGAACTACAACTGCTGGAATAGGAACATATAGATTTAATGTTACTGGGCAACCAATTGGTGCTGAAAGATCAGCAAGATTGGAATCAACTTATTCTGGTGAATCAGGTATTTCAACCGTAACTAGATTAAGTACTGAAATTGATAGTAGTTTAAAATCATTAATTCGTGTTTCTTGTGGTGATACTACAGTATTACATCAAGTAATCTTAATGCAGGATAAAGATAGTGATGCTGCTGTAGTTGAATATCCATATATTTCAAATGATTATGTTTCTGGAATTGGAACATTTGGAATATCAAATCCAGATGCTGGAGTATTATCGTTTAATTTCTATCCCGATGATGGAACCAACGGTACATTGGACTATACATCATCTATAGTTGAAGTTCAAGCATTTAATACAATATTCCAAACAGTAAATGATTTTGAAAATGAAGCAGATATTCTTGAATATGGTCCTATTGTTTCTGATTTAGTCCTATCTGCTTATGATGGTCCTAATGGTGATAGAGCAAATAAAGTTAATTTTGAACTTAAGCATGAAGGGACACCAATTTACTATAAGAGATTTAATCCAAGTGATACTTCACAGTTAGATTTAGCAACAGGTAAGTTTACTTTATCTAATCATTTCTTCAATACTAATGAAGAGTTAACATATACACCATATTCTACTTTTATTGGTGTTCCTGCTACTGCTCCAGGAATTGCTTCTACTGAAGGTATTGATGGTACTGTTATTAATACTTTACCAGAAACAGTTTATGTTAAAGCACTTTCTGGTGACGAATTCTTCTTGTATAGTAAGAAAGAGTATATTACTAGTGGAGATCCAATAACATTCACTAATTCTGGATCTGGTAACGCTCATAAGTTCCAGATGAGTAAGGTTTTAAGTAAAACTGTAATTGGATTAGATGGAATTGTTCAACAACCGATATCATATACGGCAGTAGAGCATACTTTACAGGATGCTGTTGGCGTAGCTGTAACACAGTTTGCATTAAGTGGTATTAGTTCAGTACAACCAAGAGATGTATTGAAAGTTGGTGATGAGTATATGAAAGTTATAGAGGTTGGTTTAGCAGAATCTAATTCACAAGTACCTGATTCAAATGGTAAATTACCAGCTATTGGTTCTGAAAAAGGAACTATACCCGTTGTTAACGTAAAGAGGGGTACTTTGGGTAGGTCAGCACAGTCACATAGTGCTGGAGCATCTTCAAGGGTTCATAGAGGATCCTTTAATATTGTTGATAGTACAATTTGGTTCTTAGATCCACCAAAAGGTAATACAAGACAGAGAAGAAGTGAAACAAATTTACCATACGTTAAGGCAGAATATAATGGTAGAACATTCTTAAGAACAAATTATGATACCAATATGGTATTCGATGATATATCAGATTCATTTACTGGTATTGGAAGAACCTATACATTAACTGTTGGTGGTGCTAATACTGTTACTGGTGTTGGTGTTGGAAATGGAGTATTATTCATTAATGGAGTATTCCAGACACCATTGACTTTGAATAACTTAGGCAATAACTATGAAGTTGAAAGTGACACTAATGTTGGTATATCAAGTGTTATGTTCACTGGAATTACTTCTGAAAATGGAAGTAGAATCCAATCGGAATATGATATCAACCAAAACCAGATTCCAAGAGGTGGTTTAATTAATACTTTAGGATCAAAAGCAGGTCTTGGATATGCTCCTCTTGTTGGTGCTAGGGTAAAGGCAGAGAAGACTGCTGGTATAATCACAAGTTTAGTTGGTGTTGCTCATTCATCACTTAATAATATTAATATTGTAGATGCTGAATATGATAATAATAGTGGAATTCTTACAGTAACAACTGACAATCCACACTATTTCTCATTAGATAATCCACAAACAGTTTTACTCAATCAATTAGAGTTTGAATGTAGTTCATCATATGCTGGAGTAACAACAACAGTATTCAATGATGATAATCGTTCAATACCTGTAGTAGCAATAACTTCAGAGAGAACTTTTGAAGCATTCTGTGGTATTTCTACAATTGATCATAATTATGTTCATGGTGGAACTTACTACAATGGTGGATATGTCTGTGAATTTTACGATGATTTGACATTTGGATCTGGATATAGAGAACCAGTTTCGATTGGTGTTACTGATATTGCTTATGAGCACAGATTTGTATCTGCTGCTTCTAATAGTGTTGTTAAGAACACTGGTGGTACAAATAGTACACAATATCAACCAACAAAGGCAGAATATGAATCACATACTGGTAGATTACTTTTAGATGTAGGATATCATACTTTAGAGGCAGCAACTGCCTATGATATCGATACTGCTTCTTATAGTGCTAGTACAGGTAAATTAACAATCACTAAAACAGGACATGACTTTGTTGTTGGTGATTGGGTTAAGATTGTCGATCATGGAATATCATTTAGGTGTTCTATGGATAATCTTGGATCGGTTCATCCATATCCAAGACCAACAGACCCAATTAGCGGCAAATGGGTTCAAGTAACCAATAAAACTTCTAACACATTTAAGGTAGAAGTAGGAACATCTCCTATTGTTAAATTTACACCAACAACAGGAACTACATATGATCCTAATACTGGATTAATGGTATTAGAAATAGGAACACATACTTTAACTGTTGGAACAAGTATTAAAATTGCAGAAGAAGGATTGAAATTTAGTTGTGGATTTGGTGGTGCTACTGGTACTGCTGCTGAAAAATCATATCCTAGATCTAATGGTAATGATCCATTCTATGATAGTGCCTTTAAAATTGTAGATATAACTGAAACAACAATAACAGTTCAGGTATTAACAACTATTCCATCTACTAATATAGATCCTCATACTTTTGTTGATGCTGTAACTGATTGTGTAGAAACTGGTGGAGATTATACTCATCAATTTGCTTCATCATTGGATGGATGTATAATCAAAGCGAAGGATACAGTTATTCTTAATGATGACACATTAACATTTACTTGTTCTAGAGATGAACACTATAGTGATCATACTTATCCAAGATCAACTGATCCTGCATCAGGTGCGACATTAGGTATTGAAGCTGTTAGTGATGATAGTATTATCATAAACGTTGGACCAGGTGGTGGTGCTGGATTTGGTGGTCATGTAACTGCTAAGATTGCCGAGAATGATCATAAGTTTGTAAGTTCTTCCTCAATGGGTCTTACTGCTAATTCTGGAGGACCATTTAATATAACCACTGCTGATTATGATCCACAAACTGGTATAATGTCAGTTACAACTAATCTTGTACATAATTTCACAGCAGCAGATGTTACAGGTATATCAACTGCTTCATACAATCCTACTACTGGTGTTGTAACATTAGAAACAGCATCTGCTCATGGATTTAGTAATGGTGATTATGTTAAAATTGCTGAAAAATCTTTATTATTTACATGTGCTCAAGATGAAGATTTAACTAAACATGCGTATCCAAGAAAAACTGATCCTATTTACAATAAGTGGATACAAATTTCAAATATAACTTCAACTACTTTTGATATTCAGTGTTTACTTAATACACCTTCTACAAATACAACAGTTCATACGTTATATTCCGCAGAACCAAATAATATTCAGAAAGCAAATAATACTGTTGAATTTGCTCAAGAATGTATAGTATTCACATGTAATAAGGATCGTCATGCTACAATTCATGCATATCCAAGAATATCTGATCCAATATATGGTTTATCTGTTGGTGTAGAGACCATTGTTAGTACTACATCATTTACGATTAATGTGGGTAAATCACCTGCAGGAACTGGTGGATCTTTAGAATTTGATGTTATTAATGGTGGAGCAAATTATGTAAACCCAGAAATTATAACACCTGACCCAGTTTATCAAAACATGCCAATTGAAGGTATTTCTAGATTGGCTCTTGGAGAAACTAAAGAAACTGGAGTTAATTTATTACTTGATATTGATGTAGATACTACTTCTGCTCCTGGTGTTAGTACATCATTAACACCAACTAATGCTTCTTATAATCCAACTACTGGTATTTTAGGACTTACTTTTGATAGTACTAGTTTAACTGATTCTGAATTTAAGAATGGTGATAAGATTACTATTGCTGATAATTCACTATCATTTAGATGTGATATGGGAAGCAATGAGATCAAGACATATCCAAGACCTGGAAAAGATCCAGCATGTAGAACTGATTTGAAGATTACTAATCTATCTTCTACTGGATTTGATGTTCAGATAGGTAGATCACCTATCATAAATTATGATGTTACTGGTGCCAGTTATAATGGAACTAATGGTAAATTAGTTCTTACCATTGGTGCTAATCATGGACTTAAAAAGGGATCTACTCTTAAATTGGCAGATGAATCTATAGCATTTACATGCGGATTTAACGGTGGTGGAACTAAATCTTATCCAAGAACCACAATTGACAATCATACTGCTCAAGCAGGAACAACTTATGAACCTGCTACTGGAGTTATGACAGTAGTTACAACATCAGCACATAATATGAGAGATGGTGACTGGGTTAAGATTGCGGATAATTCAATTTCGTTTATATG